GAATGCAGACGGTGATATTACCGGCTTTGATTTCTACGATGATAGAGGAGTGCCTACCGCTCCATTTGAGTATTTCGCGGCCAAAGGTAACGGTGTGATTGATATTAACGACATGAAAAAAGTCTTTCAATCTTCATCTAATCAGGGCGATAAAGATATTGCTACGGCTATCTCACTCATGCAAAGACAAGGACTTTCCAATGCCTCTATCGGAAATGCGATTGCTAGCAAATATCCTCATTTGAAAGGATAAGAATATGGGATATTTTAATACCGGAAACTATAATTTCGGCGAATCCACTCCCGAGGAGAATGATTCGGCTGTAAACTTTCTCAATGAGTATGATCGAAAGAAAAAAGAAGAGGAAGATGCGGCCATAGCCGAGCAGGCAAGGATTGACGCCGAAAATAATAAATCAATTTGGCAAAAGGCCGGCGAGTATGTTTCCGGTCAAGCTAAATTTGTTAAAGATAATCCGATTCAAGCCGCTAAGAATGTCGGCTCTACTTTTGTTTCCGGTATCAAGGCGGCCGGTGAGGATATTTCCGGTGTCTTTGCGGCCAATATCTACAATGACACTAATGAGAAAATCTTTGCGCAAAAACAAGAGCAAATGAATCTGATGCTCGACCGCATTCGCAAGGAAGCGGATCCTGAAAAAAGAAAAAATCTAATTAAAATAATGCAGGATTACGATAATAGTGTTCAAGGTATTGATGTTTTCAAAGAAGTACCGGTCTTGAACAAAAAACCGTCTCAAGTGTACGCCGACTTCGCGATGATGGGCTTGGACATGCTCGGCTTCACGGCTTTGGGCGCCGGACTTGCAAAAGACGCTTCCGGCCAGTTGGTCAAATCGGGGATCAAGGGCGTAGGCGCAAATCTCGGAGTAGCCGCTACCAAAGAGACAGGGTATAAAATTGCTACTGAAACTTTGGTCAAAAAAACCTTCTTCAAATCAGTTCTCGAAGGAGCCGGTTGGGGTGCGGCCTATGGTGGAGGCGGAGGCGCTCAACAGGGCGATGATTGGCAAGGGATCAAGAACAAAGCGATCACCGGTGCAGTCTTCGGCGGAGGTTTAGCGGCCGCCGGATATGGCGCAAGCAAGGTCTTCGAAAAGATGAAGGAAGCTCCGATGAAGAAGATCAGAGACGGCCTCACCGATGAATACGATCAACATTTGATAAGCGGTATCAATGACGCCAAGATGGCGAAAGAGTTGCTCGATAATGGCTCAAAATCTCTCAAGGTTTCCGCGAGTTTGCCGGAATCTCTAGCGCATGTCGGCGAGGATCTCACAAAGAGAACTACGGAAATGGCGACCGAAGAAGGTCAAAGAGCTTTGGCCGGTGGTGTCGTTACTTCCAAGATGTCCCAAAATGCGCGCCGAGCAGTTTATAAAGAAATCGTTGATTCCGGCTTATTCAAAATTGAAAAAGGCGATTCAGTCGATTCAGTCATTCAAAGAGGTATTGAATCCGTTTTGGCGAATGGCAAAAATGTGAGAGGCAACCTTTCCCTAACTTCCAAATATACAGATTCGGTCTTGGGCGTTGTCAATCCAGCACTTAGCGAAATGGATCAGACTATTGCCGAAGTTTCCGCCAAAGGCGCTACAAGGCCCGAACATCAAAAAGCTTTAGAAGATGCTTTGAACTCCGGCGACAAAGTTGCAATCAAACAGGCCTTTGATTCTATCCCTGAAGGCGATCCATATAAGGAAAGCATGCGCTCTCTGCTCCCCGAAGATATGCAAAAACCGGCTCCAACGGCGATGGGTACTACGCCGGAGGCAAAACCGACCGAAAAGACGCCTTCCGCGAGCGTAAAAACCCCTACGAGCGAATCTCCCGAAGTTTCTACGGCAAAAGCAGGCGAGACTATCCCAAGCGCAAAACCTGAAGCAAAGTTTCAAGAAAAAACTGGCGTTTCCCGAAAAATACATGATGATTTAATGGATTCAGAAAAAGGCGCGCAAATCTTTGACGAAATGGCAACGGCGGAAGCCGGTTTCAGAAAAAGAGGTGCGGAGTTAGCCGATGGACAGGGCGCCGGATTCGAAACTATTTCTCAAAAATCTAGTTTTCCGAAATGGGTACCGGAAACTTATACCAAAGAAAATGGCAAGGTTGTCAGCTTGAGATCTCGAAAATTATTTGATGAAGTTCAATCTCACATGCTAAACGGCACAGTCCCGACCGATGAAACTCAATTAGCTCTCTACGATATTGTCCATAATGAGCTACGCCTCCGATCCGATATGCCTCAAGTTACTTTCCCGACCGAGGGCAGAGTTTTCAAAGCAGAAAGATTAACTCCCGATAAGCCGATCAATGCTATCGGTGAAAAAGATATTAGCCGGTTATCGAAGAGATACGAAGAGATGTTCCCGACCGGCCAAGAAATTACTACTCACACGGTTGCTTCAAATAGAGAGCAGATTGCCAAAGCGGTTACTTTGGTTAATGATGATTATCAGAAAGCGATCAGAATTGCGACCGGTGCCGAAAAGAGCGATGATGTCCTATCGAATATAGTTGCTACGGCCGTTCTTGATAAGGCGCGCAAAGAGGGCGATGTCGCCACGGAGCGCTTGGTTTTGACAAGGACGATTGATCGAGCTACTCGCGGTGGACAAGAAACTCAAGCTTTGAGAAATCTTACTAATGATGATTCGGCTTTTGGAGCTACCAAAAATGTTATAAATACTCGCCGAGCTGAATGGGAAAAGAGAAATGTCGGCAAAAAAGTTTCCGGCGAAGTCGATAAAACTATTACCGAAATCGAATCAAAAATTCCAAAGCCAACAACAAATGATTGGAGCGACTTCATTAATAAAATAAGGTGTTAATATGGCTAAATTTTGCTTAACAAAAGATGTGGCCGATAGCTTCGTCAATAAATTGAAGGACGGTACAATCAATCCTGAAAAAATGATGACGATGGCTAGCGAAGAGAGAAATAAGTTTCTCTCCGGTATTGTTGGTGAAGAAAACGGTAAAAATGCCAACGCCCTCTTCGAAAGCAAAATGCTTCTGAAAAATCAGAAAAAAGGCATGATAACTTGGGCCGAAACTATTATGGGTACTCGGCCGGAGGTGAAAAGAGATATTGTCGCAACGATTCAACGAATGGATAAAGTTTTGAATCCCGATGAGGCCAAGATGTTTATGGCCGATCTTGCCGAGCAAAAACTTGGGGTATCAGTTTCTCAAACGGAGGCCAAGCAAATTTCCACTCTATCAAGTAAAGCTGAAGCATTGCGCGAAGGTATCACGGAGGCCTTGCCAGACGGTGCGCCGAAGAGATTGGAATACGGCGCCGCCAAAGTTGATCTGATGGAGTATGTGAGTGGTCTTAAAACTGAAGCCAAAAGAGTTAAATTGAGCGAATACTTCTCTAAAAAAGGTGTTCTGCGCGGAGTTAGCGATCTTGCCGGACTTGCCAAAGCGATGAAAGCTTCTCTTGATGATTCGGCCGTTTTCAGACAAGGTTGGAAAACTATGTTTACTAATCCGACTGATTGGGGACGAAATGCAGTCCAATCCTTCCGAGATATTGCTCGAAGCTTAAAAGGCGATGATGTGATGAAGGCGATCAAGACCGAAGTTTATTCTCGCGATAATGCCATGAATGGTATGTACGATATGATGAAACTTGAGGTTGGTTTGAATGAAGAGGCCTTCCCGACTTCCTTGCCTGAAAGAGTGCCGGGGCTAGGCAAATTGTTCACGGCTTCCGAGACGGCCTACAAAGGATTCTTATTGAGAATGAGGGCTGATATTGCCGACAAAACTTTGATTATAGCTAAAAACGCCGGGGTGAATACGGCTGATAAATTCGAAGCTGAAAGCATCGGGAATCTTATTAATTCGATCACTGGTCGAGGTAATTTAGGATCATTTGAGAAAGTCGGCAAAGAGGTCAACAATGTTCTCTTCTCGCCGAAATTGCTCAAAAGCCACATTGATACTTTGACGGCTCACTCCATAAGATTGCCCGGCGAAAAAGAAATGAGTTCTTTCGCTAGAAAGCGTGCGGCCATTAATCTTACAAAGATAGTGGTCGGTACTTCATTTATTCTCGGAGTTGCCAAAGCGCTTAATCCCAATAGTGTCGATCTCGATCCTCGAAGTTCAGACTTCGGCAAAATCAAGGTCGGCAATACGCGCTTCGATGTTTCCGGCGGTATGTCCTCGGTGGTAACTCTCGCCTCAAGAATTCTTCCAACCAAAGACGAAAAAGGCCGTTGGGGGCAATTCACTAAAAGTTCGATTAGCGGTAGATTAAGCAAATTAAATTCCGGTGAATTCGGATCAATGACGGCTCTCGATGTCATGGTCAACTTTGCCTCAAATAAACTCTCGCCTATGGCTAGAGTAGTTCTCGAATTGGCTCAACAAAGAGACTTCAACAACAAGCAAATTACTCTCGGAGGTGAAATTTCCAACCTGCTCTTGCCTCTTCCGGTTAATACCTACCAGACCTTAAAAGACGAACCTAATTCGGCCAACATTCTGTTATCTCTGATCGCCGATGGTATGGGTATCTCTACCAATACTTACGGATCGTCCGAGACGCGACTTGAAACTTTCCTCGGCAATAAAAATCCTAATCCTAAAATTACGGCCGAAATTGACCGGCTTGCAAAAACCGGAAATGCTCCGGCCATTGGTAATATCGAATCAAGCGAATACTCGAAGAGATTAAAAGATCAGATTTCACCTGCTAAATATAAACAATTCGTTCAAGAATTCGGTGCCGCTTATGAAGTTCGAATGCTCGAGCGAATCGAATCTCCTCTCTATAAAAGCAAGACTGTTGAGAATAAGAAGAAGGCGCTCGAAGACGACAAGTCCAAAGTTTTGGAGAGCTTGCTTAAGAAGTACGGTTACAAAAAACCGAAGAAAACTTCTTCTACGCAGTATTAATTGCTATAATTAAGAAAACAAAAATTAATAATGAGAGGGATTAATATGTTTTCAGGAATTTCACACCCATTTGATGATATTTTGGATCTTATAGCAGTTTTATCGGCGTTTGGATTTGTAATCTCATACGCTTGGGGGCAATGGAAGGGCGGAGCTAATAAAGCCAATGCTGATGCGGTAACGGCCTACCGGTGTGAACTCGATGCGGTCAAACTCACCATCGAACGATTGCAGAAAGAAGGTGCGGCCAAAGATCAACGAATCGCGCAACTTCAAGGGCAATTAGACATTCTCAAAAGCATACCGTTGGTGAATATAGATGTAACACTCAAGGAAATTTCCACTTTTAATCAAAAACTCTTCGAAATAAATACGAAAATTTTGGAACGGCTCGATAAAGATGCGAGTATGTTGGAAAAAAATAATAAACAGAAAGGCAAAAGATGAGACTTATCATTGATAGCGGTCATCGTGATAATCCGGCTGATCCGGGGGCAGTCGGCCTTGTGGTCGAAGCGGATAGGAATATCGCGATCAAAAATGCACTACGAAAATGGATCGACTTCGAAGAAGATCCTGACGGTACTGGCTCTTTGGCCAATACAATTAAATGGATCAACGCTCGTTTTACGACCGATGATCTTTTGATCTCTATTCATACCAACGCCGGAGGTGGGGACGGTATTGAAATTTGGTACTACAAAGATAGCGAGCCATCACGCAAAAAAGCGGCCGATGGTTGTGCAATTATTGCTCGAGAAACCGGCGATCCGAATCGTGGGGCTAAAGATGAGAAGAATTGCCGATACGGCCAATTCGGAATTATTCACGATACAAAACCGTGGGCTTTCCTTGTCGAATGCGATTTCGTTGACGATCCTACCGGCGATGTTACCGGTAATGTCGAAGCATACGCTCGAGGTATCGCTCTATGGCTTCGTGATTCTTTCGGCTTTACCTTGAAGGATCAAACACCTCCGCCTGCTCCGCAACCGGAAGTTGTGCCAACACCGACACTAACACCTCAACCAGAAGTTGTCCCAACTCCCCCGGCCGAACCGGCTCCTGTTGATCCAACGCCGATTATTGTCGTCCCTGAAGATTTACCGGCCGATCCTACACCGGAAGTACAACCGGAACCTGAATTGCCGCCAATACCTGAAGCTCCGGCTTCTCCTCAAGATAATGATATTGAGTATCTCCGAGCGCTTGGAGTTGTCTTCAAAGATGAGGCCAACAAAGCCGAGCTTGGTAGTTCTATCCAAAAGTTAGGTCAATTTATTATGGACGCTGATTTTCATGGCGGCGGAATTTGGCTCGGTATCAAGAAATGGCTCAAAGTCTTTGCATGGGTTTCCGGCTCCGCTATCTTTTCCTTCGGCTTGCAACGGCTGACCGGCTACCATTTCCACGATCTTCGAGTGCTTGATACTACAATCACTTCAACCGAATTAAATCTAGCGTCTGTGGCCTTTGTGAACGGTTTTGGCACCGGCTTCCTCAAGTGGATCGGTACAAAGACCGAAAAAGCCAAGAACGATTGCTTGACTGTGTGAACAAAATTATATTAAAATAGTCTCTCGTCTCGGTTGCCTTGTAGCAAGTTCGGGACACCCCAAAATTAAAGAAGCGCCGGCATTTTACTGCTGACGCTCTCTTTTTTTATATTTTTCCGGCTAGAAGATCTCGATAGACCTGATCCCATTGATACCGGACGACATCAATGTACCGGTTTTCAATTACATATTTGATTTGCGATTTCAGAATACTATTTCTCAACGGTATGTCGGTGATAAGGCATTCTAATTTATTTTTCCAATCGGAGTATGATCGAGCTGTGAAATTACAATCTTCGTAGGCAACGCATTTCTGCGCCAAAGTAACTGTGCCGATGGCCGCCCAATCGTAGTATTTGATAGCCGATTTGCATCGCGTGAATTTATCATCGTGGAGAGGGCAAACGCCGATTGTGGCATCAATACTTCGAAGCATATCGACATATTCAAAACAATGAACATTCTTGACGAATTGATAATGCTTAACCTTTTTGATCTTTTCCATGCACTCGTTGTACGGCTTCATTACCATAGGCAAATGAGCGTAATTTTGCTCAAAATACTTATTCTTGCCGATTGATTGAGTAACTAACTCAATATCGTATTTCTTTTGAAGATCCAAGAAAACATCAAGGAAAATGTTGAGATCGGGAAAGTGGGTATCACTACCGGAGTAGAGAACGCGGACGCGCGGCTCTCTTCGATCTCTGATTTTGATCTCTCGAACGGCATTCGGCACTACGGCAATAGCTCCGCTACGCCTCTTCGCAATTTCTTGCTTCAAATAATCGGTCGTTACAGTAACGAGATCAGCATTGTCGAGAAAATAGAGGTATGATCCGACCAACTCCTTTTTGTTGATCTCGGACTGAAAAGGATTGTCCGGCGCAATATGGTCAATCAGATCATCGGTATCGTACACAATTTTCGCCTTACTCTTCTTTCTAAGCATTTCAACAATCGGCTTAATGCCGGAGAGCTGATAGATCCGGCTAAAAACGACAATATCGTAGTCGAAGGGATCATTCTCGGGGATCGGCAAGAAGTGTGGATCCCAACCGAGACTTTGCAATCCTTCGGCCGGAATGATATTGCGGTACATCGCACAACCGTCCGGCTCCGGTCGATTGTTGATGTAGAGGATCTTTAATTTATTTTCCATTTGGTTTAACTCCTTTCCAACCGATTTGCCAAGCAACCGGCGCTACATAATAAGGGTGATTTTGCGGCATCTTTTTAATTTTGACGAATCCGCTCTCCTGCAATGCTTGCTTCAAAAGATTGTCATCGTAACAATACTTATGGCGAGAGATTAGCTCTCCGGCGACATGCTCTTTCTGCTCGTAAGAATAAATAAACATATCATTGAGCTTTTTAAGCTTCGTCCGGTTGTCCGTGTACTCTCTCGCTACCCATTCGAAGTCGGGTACGACAATCATTATCTCGCCGCCCGGAATGAGAAGGGCATAACATTTTTTGAAAAATAATTGCCCTTCTTCCCAAGATAAATGCTCGAGGAAGTGTCCGGCGTAAATTGTCTGAATCGACTTATCGGGATAAGGCATATTCAGGCCGTCAACGACCTCATCGGGATTTACGGCCGGATCAATATCAATGTTGTGAAATCCTTTGAGCTTCCATTGATTGCAACCGATATTTAATTTCATAAGTTGCATAATATCGCTTCCTCTCTCGTGTTGTATGTTTTTAAGATCGCCATACTCGCTTCCATGTGGCGAGGACTTTCGTGCCATTGATGGGCGCAAAGCGCGCTATCTTCCATCGGCGTAATTGTCGGGATCTCAAGAATGGCTCGGCGGTGCATAAAATCGACATCAACCGTTCCCCACAATTCGTATTCTTGCAATCCGCCAATCTCGAAGAGTGTCTTTCTTGTCATTGCTCCGATCGTCCAAGATTGCCAAATTGAATGATTTTCCATACTCCGGTGAGCATATTCCTCGGTAACATTGACGGAGGGCAAATCATAAAATCCGGGGTGTTGTCGGAAAGCAATCGGGCCAAATTCTCGCCACGGATAGAGATCAATTTTGTCTTGAATTTCTTGCTGAAGCCAGTATGGTTTGAATCCGATCCATTGCCAATCTTCGGTTTGCGCCGCAATCTTGACGACATCTAAGCCGGGTATTACCTCCGGCTGTGTCAAAATACAAACTCGGCCACGAGACATCGAGATACCAAGATTGATGATCGAAGAGCAATCACGCCATTTGCCCGGCTCTTTTGAAAGAGTGATGATCTTAATATCAAGCTTCTTCTGCCAAGCACGGAGCATCTCGTAGGTGCCGTCCGTGCAATCATCAGAAATCGCAATAATCTCAAAATCCTTCTCGGTCTGTTTTTCGTATGATATCAACGACCGCTCGAGCATTTCCTTGCGATTCCAAGTGGCAAATATGACGGAAACGGCATATTTTACTTTATACTTTGCCATTCCTCGTTCTCCCTAGCCATGTGCCATTTAATTGTTTGTTTAAGAGAATCTTCGAATGAAACCGGAAAATTGTAGCCGAGATCAGCAAGCTTTTTGCCGTCCAAGCCGTACCGCAGATCATGGCCGGGGCGCGTTGAATGAACATCGACAAGCTCGTAATTTAATGGCTTACCCATAATCTCGGCGATCATTTGAGCGAGCGTCAAATTATCCAATTCGGTTTTACCAACGATATTGAATCTCTCCGGCCGGTCGGCTTCAGGGTACATTGCCGGCTTAACATTATTCAAAATAAAGAGGATTGCATCGGCGAAGTTGCGAGCATGAAGATAAAATCGAGTGCCGATCTTCTCGCCCTGCGCGTGAATAGTGAGACTCTCGCCGGTTGTGATGCACTTGATGCACTTCGGCACATATTTCTCGGGATCTTGGCGCTCTCCGATCACATTCATTGTATTAGTAATCATCACCGGCAAGCCGTATGTTCGCCAATACGAGACTGCGATTGCCTCTTGAGCCGCTTTGGAAGCCGAATAAGGATTCGAAGGTAGAATCGGCGCCCACTCGGGGTGGCCTTCTTCCTTAATCGGCCCATAGACCTCATCGGTAGAAATCTGAATTAATTTCTCCGGCTTATATTCTCGAGCGTACTCCAAGATATTTAATGCTAAATCAACATTGTTTTTGATAAAAGGAACCGGATCGGTGATTGAGCGGTCAACATGACTTTGAGAGGCCATATTAATAATGTAGTCCACTTTGCCGATTCTGTTTTTCAAGATCTCGGATAGTGGCGCGGTAAGGTCATGCGTGTAAATAGTTACGCGCTCTTTGTTCGCTTTGTAGTATTCTGAATCAAGAATACGCTCGGCGATGCCTTTGTGTCTGAACGAATCAATCCCGATCACTTCCCAATCGGTTTTAGCTAAAAAATGATCCACGAAATGCGCCCCGATGAAACCGGAAATACCGGTGATAAGCACTCTCTTTGGCATAATGCCCTCCATTCTACTTATAATTTAATTTCTAAAGCTTGCTCAATTACTTCGTCCATGTCGAGATAGTGGTATGTCCCAAGCCGTCCGGCTAAGGTTACTCCTTTTCTCTCGGCTAATTGCTTGTACTTATTATAGATTTTTTCGCTCTCCTTGTCCCGAATCGGGTAATGCTTCTCATTGCAAGCGACCTCGAGGCCGATCCAATTCCCCTCATATCCGAGCCGGTGATAATCGACCAATCGCTGAAACGGAATAAGCTCGTCCGAAAAAGTAACAAAGTCGCCCTCAAGTGGTACTTCTGATTCAAAATGTACCGCTTTCATGCCTCGGTAGGGTAACTTGCCATAACAGTTGTCAAAATACTCATCAATAGCGCCAGTTAATACAATTTTTCCGGTCAAGTCGAAATCTTTAACATTTTTCCCCTTATCGGCTAGCCGTCTTGCGATCACGCAACCGGCCAACCCTCCGCCAATAATGTTAATTTGATTCATAAGTCCTTAATCTCGAATTCGAAACAATCGACTTCGCTTCTAAATTTTTCTATTACCATGCGCCAACAATATCTATCGTCCTTAACAATGCCGGCTTTTACAATGCAATCCTCGGTTGTCTTGATAAAGTTGCTTAAATCGGAAGCGGCGGCATTCTTGAGATGGAACTTGAAATGTATCTCGTAATTGCCGTTCGTCCGTTTGCGCCAACCCTTCAAAGTCCAAAGCATTTGTTCTTCAAAATCTTTATATTCCTTTGTCTTAAATCGGCGTCCTTGCCATGCGCGATTGACGCTCACCGGTTTTAGCATTATTTTCACGGATCCCCTCCGGTGTGAATTAATTGTAAATTAATTTTCCTCGACTTTTTCTGCCATCGCTCGGTAATTCAGCAAGTCGATCATCTCGCTTTCTGATTCCGCCGGATAATTTATCTGATCGAAACTTTCGTGATGTTCTGCTCGACCTTTATCAAATTTCTCGAGCGCCTTCATCTTCAGCCGATCGTAATAATCGCAGATATGATCTCTCATTTCTTGATCGCTTATTTGTTTTTTCATCTCTGCTCTGCAATCCAAGCTTCAGCGTCTTCAAGGCACTCAAAGCTTCTTAACTTTACCCACGGCTCTTTGATATAAACTGTCCAAAGGCCTGTCTTCTTGGCGTTTCTGACTAGATATTTGCCGATAGTCTTTTGAAGGATTACCGGCTTCGGGTGATTTTTATAATACTTGTCGTTCCAATCGGCCTTGCAGATCTTGCACAACCGATCATAGCTTTTTCCGGCTTTAGCAAAAAATTCCTTAGTCAAAGGTTTTACGAAGCCACAGCCGTAGCATTTTCTTTCTGTTTTTTTGTTTTTCATAATTTAACCTTTGTTAATCCCTATGTTGGTGAGGATAGATGCTTTTTTGCCTGTTGAACTAGTATTCAGGTAGGGTAACGCCGGAATCCCAGATCTATCTCCGGTAATTTCTCACCAAGCAGGGATTAACCTGCTTTTTGCCCTATTTCTTGGTAACGACTTTCACCGCCCACATTTGAGCAGTTACGATCTCATGCAAGGCCGCATCGCGGAGCTTGCGCTTTCTTGCCGTTGGAATTGTGCCGTCATCAGCCGGTACACTTTGCTCTACAATATCGAATGCCTTTGCAAAGAGTGCCTTCAATTCATTCACAACTTCACTTCCGCCCGGATTGAAATTCAAACCTACTGCGTCTTCGCCGGGTGTCAATTCTCTCTCTGGTGTCATTTTTCTCCTAAATATCTAATGGTAATTTTACACTCTTGGAAGCATCGACTGCCGCCAAGATATTATCGACTTTCGATTCCCATCGCACCGCTTCGGATAAAAAGCCGGAGCTTTTGAAATCCATTCGCTTTTTAGCATTGAAGTAGGCGCGTTGCGCCTTACGCATCTCTTGAACACAAAAGACGAATTCCTTGAACAGTTTTTTTCTGTCAGTCATGTCGATTAATTCAGTCATGCTTTTACGACCTCATCGGTGATTAATACTTCAGTCGTGAGGATCATCATCGCCACGCTAGCGGCGTTTTCCAAAGCGCACCTTGTTACCTTGACCGGATCAATAATACCCATGTTAATCATGGAGCCGTATTCGTTGGTTTTACAATTCCAACCGAAGACTTCTCCACCAACCGGCCCGAGCATTCCAACTCTATGTTTGATCTCTTTGATGATTGCATCGCCATTTTCTCCGGCATTTGAAGCAATCTGCTTGATCGGATAGAGAATCGCACGATTGATAATCTCCATACCGGTACCGACTTCTTGATTCTCGGTGTAGTCAACCGCGTAAAGACAGTTCAAAAGAGCGATACCCCCCCCGGGTATTATTCCCTCTTCAATGGCCGCTTTGGCCGCTTCAACGGCATCTTCTAACTTGAACTTCTTTTCCTTAAGCTCGATCTCCGAGATAGCGCCAACTCCGATAACGGCAAATCCGCCGGTGATCTTGGCAAGACGATCAGTCAAAAGCATCTTCTGATTGCCATCGGTGGCCTTTTTAAGCAATGTTCGGATCTGATTTTCTCTCTCCTTGATTGCCTTCTTATCTCCTTTGCCGTCAACAATCGTGGTCGAATACTGATCGGCAATAATTCTGCGAGCTTTCCCGAGCATTCCAATCTCAAAGTTTTCCAATTCGATACCTGCCTCGGAAGTTATGAGGGTAGCGCCGGTAATGGCCGCAATGTCGCCAAGCAATTCTTTTTTGTTTTCGCCAAATCCGGGAGCCGGAACTGCGCAAACATCAATTACACCGCGCAATTTGTTGGTGATGATAGCATTCAAGGCCTCGGCGTGAATATCGTCAGCTATGATTGCAATCTCTTTGATACCGCTTTGAGCGATTTTGCTAAGGATCGGGACGATCTCATCGGTCATTGTGATTTTCTTATCAGTAATCAGAATAACCGGATCCTCGATCTCGCAAACCATCTTCTCTTTATTATTCACAAGGTAAGGGTGGAAAAGTCCTTTCGGAAATTTGATACCCTCGACAATATCCTTTGAAAGTCCGATATGGCCGGATTCCTCAACGGAGATAATGCCGTCCTTGCCGATAATAGAGAAGACTTCGCCGATGATTTTACCAATCTCGGGATCGCCGGACGAAACGGTTGCTACCTTTTCAATGTCTTTTTGATCGACAATCGGAGTAGCCATCTTTTTAAGCTTCCCGACAACCTTTGCAACGCCAAGCTCAATTCCTCTCTTAATCTCGATAGAATTTGCACCGGCCGCTACATTCTTCAATCCTTCGGCGATAATCGCTTGAGCGAGGATCGTGGCGGTCGTTGTGCCATCTCCTGAAGTCTCATTGGTCTTCTGCGCTACCTCGATAATGAGTTGTGCGCCCATGTCCTCAAAAGGATCTTTGAGCTTGATCTCTTTGGCGATGGTAACACCGTCATTAGTAACTCGAGGAGCAATCCCGAAGGCGTGATTCGAAAACATTACATTCCGGCCTTTGGCCCCGAGAGTAATGCGAACCGCATTCGCGACTTGATTGACGCCGGAAAGCAATTTTTCCTGCGCCTCTCTATCAAATAATAATTCTTTATTAGCCATTCTTTTTATCCCCTTTCAGCTCATTTAAGAATAGTAAAGCTTCATCGACCGATTTGAAACGATGCAAATTGTGAAGGTCTTTCGATCTCATCATCATTTCTAAAAACCAAATTGTCAGGATAAACAGGGTGATAAGCCATTGATTGCCTAAATACGCGAAGTTTATCCATAGCATTGCGGCCAAAACACCAAAGCTCACAAAATCGGTGATAATACTACCGATTATGCCCTCTTTGATGATGACTATATTTTCTTCTTGTTTCATGTCTCAATTCTCCGTAAATGATTTTTTCTTTTGAACGCGCTTTAACGACCTTCTTTTTCTCGGCGCTCTCGGTTTTTCTGTCTGCAACCGGTACAACGCTTCGGCAAAGTCAAACCTTTGTCCTCATACCATTGTTGCTCTTTTTCCTCGATCTCAAATTTTTTTCCGCAATCTTTGCACTCAATAAACATGACGCTCATGGCTTCCCACTCCTTTCTTTCCTTTTTTTTGTTTAATTTTCTAATAAGAATTCAGTAATTTCCTGATCGGAAATGTTGTCGATTTCTTTGTTGAAATGCTCTTCAAGAGCAGTTTTGCAATCATCGGTCAAATTACCGGTATCAATTTTGTATGTTTCTTCTTCCATTATTCCTCGATTTCGAATACTTCTCTAACCTCGGCTTCTAAATTCGGATTTGGTGGAATCTCATCAAGACGATCTCCGTCCTTGTTGTAGAATTGATCCCACCGTCCGTGGTGTCCTCGAAAGATCAACCAGTAAGCATAGGAATCGGTACGAGTTTGCTTGTCGATCTTGTTTTCCTTAAATGCCTTTTCAAGCACTTGCGACAATTCGTAGCCGGATATGAGGCCTTCGATCTTTTTTTTAGTTTTTTTATTCAGCATCTAATTTGCCTCCGAGTTGATCCGCGTACCTTCTACGCAACTGTCTTATTAAAAAGGGCATTCGTCTTCTTCGATCTCGGCCTCACTTGGCTTAACCGGAGAAGCTTTTTCCATCGCATCATTAACATCGGCGGAGGTAACATCTTTGTCTTCGGCCGGGGCCGAAGCGGTGTCCGAAGCTTCAACGGCTTTGGCTTTGCCCTGCAAGACAAGAGTTTTGTATTCCGGCGTGCCGGCCATCTTATCTTTTAAGAACTGTGGCAAAGCTTCAAAGGCATTCTGATCCCAATTCTCGTAACTCAAGAAGAATGGCGCGTTGACTTCGCCGGGTACTTCTAACCCTTTTGGAACCGGAGAGACACTTGAGATATTGGCATAAACTTTATCATCGCTCGTCTCATTGACGACTGCGACCATGCAAGTTTTGCCGATCAACTTCTCAAGATCGAAATCATAGGCGGCGTCATCGGAAGGAAAACTACGCCCAAACCAACCCTCGATCATGGGGCGCAATTTTCCGCGCTTACCCATTGTAAAGCCATATTCGCGCGTTACTGTATGAGGGACTTCGCCGTCTGCGCTTTCTCTCATCTCTGTTGGCAATTCCCAACCGATTCTAATTTTGCTCGAAGGACTGTAAGCCGGATTATTCGGCTGAACTGTCCCAACTACTACGATCGAGTAGCAACGAGCGGCGTAACTGCCGGCCTTGACCGGCTCAAACGAACCTTCTTGTTTTGGTGCTTTAAGCATCGCAAACCTTTCTTTTTTAACTTTTTTTTAAGATTTTCTTAATCCTTACTTTATTAAATCGTTAGCTCGTCAACCTTTTTGTACATTACAAACACGGTGTTATCTTGGAAGCTCTGAATGATAAACTCTTCCTTGTTGTAATTATTTTTGGCGAGCCAATCCTTATAAACTTTTCTCTTTCCCAAAAGTTCTTTCTGTCTTTCGGCTTCCTCTTTCTCTTTGGCGATATTGATGTCTTCAAGCCGTTTGCGCTCTTTCTCGTCCTCTTCTTCTTTTTTCTTGATTGCCTCGGCATCGGCTTCGCGTTCAGCTTCTTCCTCGGCGATCTTTTTCTTGGCATCTTCGAGCGCTTCCTTTTCCTTCTCGAGTTTTTCTTGCTGTTCTTGAACGGCCTTTTTTTCTTCCTCGATTTTCGCTTTTTCCTCGGCTAGTTTGGCCGCTTCGTCTTCGGCTTTCTTTTTCTCGGCCGCGATAAACTCGTCCTTTTTATCGTAGAAGAAAATTTGAAATTGCTGATCGTCCATCTCGAGTAGCTCTTCGTCCGTAGCGGTGGCCTGAACAGTCTCAAGCTTTTCTCTCCGCTCCGGCAAACGCTCCTTGCGAGCAATCATCTCTTTTTCATGGTCGATCTTTGCCAACTTCTCTTCCAATTCTTGTTCGACTGGCTCAACAAGAGCAACGAGTTCCTTCTCCATGTCGATCACTTTCTTTTGAAACGCTAGAGCTTCGCTCCGAAGTGATTTGCCGGCCTTTTGAATCTCGACACGCGCGGCCTTAAGATCTTTTCGGGCCTTATCAACGGCATTATAACCGGCCGTATCGTCAATGCCCTTGATCTTTAAATTCTTGCAATTAGTAGCAAGCGTGACTAACTCTGCCCTCTTCGGGCTAAATTTTTCGATATTCAATTCTTCCATGCTCCTAGTAACCTTTCTTAATTGCCCTTAATAATTTTGTTAAACACTCGTACACGAATGAAGCGATATCCGCTTCCAACTGCCCTAATTTTGCTTCTCCTTCCTCTTCCTCAATGTCCCTTTCAAACCAATGATTGCCGTCCACAAGATCAAAACTACACCCGAATCTTTTGTGGCCGGTATCAGCCCACGCCTCGACCATGACGCCCTGAATTTTTCTATGCCATTTAAGCTTCATCTTTTTTCAATCCTATTTATCATGTCCACAACTTTCAAATCGGTAACTATTTCTTTAGAGTATTCACCGGTTGTAGTTTTCGCCCAAGAATCTATAATCACAAAATATCTAAGTTTATTCGGAATAATTTTCGCAACGAAGCGATAAAAATTTTCAATTAAATTCCGTAAATTTCTTTTCATTTTGCCTTCTCCTCTCCGATAAATTTCTTAATTAGCCATTGTAGATACGCCGATTTGTTTCGCGGTGTCATCTCTCTTAATTCGATCAATGCCCGATTCACCGCCCACTCGTGTTGTTTTACTACTCGGAGCCACCGCACCGCCGGCATTCCGGTAATCTTCGCTACCTCACACGCCTTCAAATAAATTGGATTGGTGGGACGCTTGCGTTTGGCCGGAGGCGCGAAGCGTTCAGGATCAAAGTTTATTTTGTCCATCGCTCTGCTTTCTCAACTTTTCGTTGATTGCTTCAGCCACAAACTCGCCTATAACATCTTGCTTGGCTTCAGCGTCTTCGAGGTATTGCAACCGTCCCCACCCTCGAATCATCAAAACCATGTGATTGTCGGCGTCCCAAATATATTGACCTTGATCGTCATAGCGAACCGGATATTTAACCAACTCCGATACCAATTCTTCTTTATGAATTATAGATTTATGAATCTCTAATTGTTTTTTATTTTTCGCACCGCCTTTACAATATGGACATTGAATCATTGTGCAAACCCCATGTCTTTCTTAACTTGGAAAGTGAATAGTGGGATCTCTGTCATGATCCCCCTCTCGGATTCTACCCGATCCCTGAAGCCGTCCACTTCCTTCGTTATTTTAATTGTTTCTACTTTACCCATGCGCTCGACTATTCCGGCAAAGTCAAATACTCTCAATACCTTACTCTTAACAGCCGGATCAAGACGAACTCCTCGGCCTACCATCTGATAATACAAAGCCAAGCTCATTGTCGGCCGGGCCAAGATTATCGAATCAAGCTCCGGTACATCAAAGCCGGTTGTGAAGACGCCAACATTTACAATATGGCGAAGACTACCGGCCCGGAATCGAGCGATAATACTCTCTCGTTCTTTCTTCGGCGTTTTGCCTGTTACCATTTCGCATTCAAGGCCGGAGGTGTTTAAGAACTCTTTGAGTTGCGATGCCTGAAAGATTGAAGAGCAAAAGATCAGATTGCGCTTGCAATTCTTGTCGATCAATTTGATGTTGGCGGCGATCCGAGCCAACTTGATGTTATTCCAAAACTTATGGACGCTCTCTTCCGTGAAGTCCCGACCAGTGGAGTTGACGCGCAACTCTGACAAATCGACTTCCTCACAGTAGTATTTGATCGGCGATAAATAGCCCTGTTCAATCAGCTCTTGAGTTTCGATCTTATAAACCATCTTCTTAAAAAAGAAGGGATAGATTCGATTTATCATCTTGAGCGTTGCGGTGTAATTGAGCTGTCCGGCCGCGTCCTTGAAGAACTTATTTTCTAGCCGGTAAGGTGTGGCTGTAAGTCCGCAAACATTCCGGCACTCGATCTCTCGGAAGAATTGCGTGTACATGCCCGAGATATTCTTCGGCGATAGGAAATGGCACTCGTCCATTATCACATACTTGAAATGCTTGAACTTCTCCGAGCATTTATAGATTGATCCGATTGTCGCATAAGTATATTTCGCGATCTCTTTTTGCCCCATCGAAGCCGAATAGATTGCGATGTCTTCAATGCCGTAGGATTTCAACTTCAAGAAGTTCTGCTCCAAAATCTCCTTTGAAGGTTGCAAGATCAGCACCGGCTCATCTAATTTATGGCAAATATCAGCGATCACAAGCGATTTTCCGGCGCCGGTAGCCATGACGACTACAAACGGCTGTCCGTACTCTTGTAAATGTTTGACTGCTAAATCTGATGCCTCTTGTTGATATGGTCTTAATTGATACATTCTGCCCTATTTCTTTTCGGTTTTTTGTTTCACCGGTTTAAGTTTTGATAATTTTTGACGGCCGATAACATAGACTTCCATAATGCCGGATCGTCTCATGTATTCGTTGGCCTCTTGGAGATCTTTAATCGTCCGGCGGACGCATTGCTCGGCGCGTTCCGTCCAGTAATTTGCCTTTTGTAGCTCTTCCGGTGTCATTTTTTTGGTTGCCATTTGTTGCCCTGTTTAGAGAACACCTGCATAGTTTGATAGAGTTGAAGATTTGACTTCAGCACTACTCAACAAGTTTTTTCCGCCGCTAGTGATAGTCTCTTCATTTTCTCTGCAATACAGAGAAGCCGAATCAACATCTAGCTTCTTCTTTCCTTATAGAGCTTGCGGCTCTATGCCTTGCAAGGACTGGAAATTATAGCTGTTTTGTAGCAAGCTTTGACGCTCTTTAACCGGGAGACTAGATTCAAAGAATCTGCTTTACCCCTGCCGGTCTTATCGCTCTAATTTTCGATTAGCGCTGATTCAATCAGCGACCACTCTACCAAACAATGCAGATGCCCTATTTGATTATTTATTTAATTATACTTGCTCTTCCTCTTCGGTGCAATACTCTAAGCTATTCTTGGACTTTCGGTTATCCACAAGCTGTTTTATCCAGTCTGGCGCATCATTATAACAGAATTTGCACAATCTACCGCCGATTAAATGCTCTTTGAATTGCTTACACATTTCGCACTCTTTGAGCTTAAGCATGTTATGCCGCCTTCTTATCCATTGTCCGCGCTAGTGTGCCTCTTAAGGCGCGCATTTTGCGCTCTAACTGATACTTTTCGCTCCGTACCTTGCTCAATTCATTGGCGGTCAAGATATTATTGCGGACGACCTTTGAAAATTCTTTGCCGGAAGCGAATCGTTCGATCTTAATATCCCGAACTCTGACGCGCTCATGCAAGCATTTGATTCTTCTTTTAAGCTCGGCCTCATTAACAATAGCCACTTCGATAATTTTATCTCTGAATGAGATCTGACTTTTTAGCTCCTCGACATCTTGCTCGTAGCAAGCTCTCAAGAATTCTTTGTCGTGCTTTAATTTGCCGATGAGTGAATTCTTGGAATTGATAGTCCTGACCTTTTGCTGTACTAGCAAAGCTTGTTTCTCGGCCTCTCTGCGATATGCGTGCTTCCGCTCATTCTGCTCGCGGATCACTTGCTTCAAACTATTGATGATCTTATCCTTCGCTCGGCCTAATGCCCCGATCTTTGCCACTTGCCCCATGTAACTCGTACCCCATGCCCTTTTAGATAACCAATTTGCGAACCGGCGAAGATTAATACTCCACCACGAATTTAGCTTGTTGTTTTTTGCCATTGTCCCCTCACTTCCTTTTTTTAAGTTTCTAATTAATTACGATTTCCCAATTTTTCATAAAGTTTCGCACCGATGAATATAGGCAGTAGAGTTCCTCATTCCCACTTGCCTCAATTTTAATTTGCCCTGCTGTTGTAGTAAGCCGGAGATTATAAACTCGACCTGTCTCAAATCCCATCGACATATTTTCACCCACAAACTTGAATTGACCATACTCAATCATGTTGTTCCTTGATTTTACGAAGCGTTTTATTCAAAGTTGACCTGTCCATCACTCCGATTTTCCTGATATATTTTAGATCTTCCTTTTCTGATTTTGTTAAAGCTTCCTCTTCCGGTTCGTCCTTCCCTTCCATCTTAACTACATAGATCACCCCTCGAAATTTTTTGAAATAAACGGCCGAACTATGACCATGTCCCATATCGACAGAAACATAGGTCTTCAAAAATGGAAAAACTAATTTGTGCCACCAACAATAAACTTGGATCGGTACACCGAAAAACTCTAATTTCTTTTTTGCCTTAAATAAATCTCTCAAGTTGTAGCCCATTTCTTTGCCTTTCTATTATTATTTACAAGTCCATTGCCCTTGTTGCCCGATTGATTGCATATAGGCGGCCACATTGGTCTGATCGTCCGCACTCCAAATATCAGGATTTTCTAGCCCTGCTCTCTTGGCATTCGCATAAAAGGTACTAGGCATAAATTGGAATAGTCCCTTACAAACCGGATTGCGGTCGTTCAAGTGATTATTGCCACTCTCACATGATCTAACTCGAGTAAGCCAATTAAGATCAGCGTTGTACTTTCGAGAGTATTTGTTTGCTAGCTTCATGTAATAGTCGAGTGCTACCGGCTCCGGCGTTTGCCGTGCCTCTTCTCTGTCCCTTTCCGCTACCATATCGCGGTCGTTGGCCTCTTGATGTTGTTGTTGACTAAGTTCAGCAAATTGATCTTCGGGCGGATCAACCAATCCCGAACCCATATCAAGATACGAAGCGATGCTTTCGCTTGCCTGCGTACTAGGTGGCTCATTATCTTCGCTAGCACTTGGCGCTTTGCCTATCCCGAACCCAAGTACACTCACGATTACGGTTAATGCAACCGTTGCCCCGATCTTCGCTCCCGAGCGCTTTATTGACGGCGCAAATTTGAGCCGTGTGTTTAATGTCGCGCGCGTTCTTCGATACAAAGAAAGCTTGTCCATATTTTGCCCCCTCCGAGGGCTTAGCAAGTAGCCGTTTATGGCTATTTGCGATTTATTTGTTGCACTCCTTTGAAATAACAAAAAATTGCTAGCGCTAGTATTATTATAGCACCGATCCCGAACCCAATCATAAATCGGATTAACTCCCTGCCTGCTTCTTGTTGTTCCATTTTTTACCCTCTTCCTCGCTTAAATTTTGTATAAAATCCCTGCATTTTTTTGCCTCTTCGCGTTCCTCAAAAATAGCAAAATTGTAGTTGTCTAATTTTAGTTGAAACCCTCCGGCTGTTTTTACAATCCGGATTTTGTCCATTGTTGCGTTGACGCGCTAGCGTTTAGAATGGAAGCGAGGCGTATTTTATTCGTAGAAACTTGCGTTTCCGGCTTTCTAAGCTAGCGACCGACCGAATACATTACGGCGACCTAATTAATCCGCCACCTCGCACCCCGACACTTGCGCGCCGGTTGTTGAAAGCTGATATTTTAATTTGTTTATAGTAGCGCCAACTGTTTGACGCCCTCCCTAATCTCTCGATGAAGTTCCCAAAACTTGAAAATATAGCAACACTCGCGCCCCTCAAATTTTGAGACGCCGATCTCTTCTCTTTTTAGCTTAATACTTCGCCAATTTTTCATATTATTCGAGCCGTGCGTCAAAACTAGGTAATTGCCCAAATTAACAGAGTATTCAGTCGATGACATTCCACCCATGCCGTCAAGTATGCTTTCCGGCGTGTCTCCTCGCAATACATACGGCGCAATTAAATGCTTGGCAAGCTCTCGCGGTGTTTTAATTTCCATTATTCCGCCTCGACTTCTTCGATCTGCCAAGTGCCATAATCTAGCAAAAATTCGAGAGTTTTTTGATTGATGTCGCCGTCCTCTGCTTCCCAATCAATAGAGTGGTAAGCAATTAAATGTTGCCTGATTTCTTCTTTTGTCTCGTAGTATTCGGCTTCGTGTATGCCTGCGCCTTGTAGATCTATGATCTGAAAATAGCTTTTTTTGTTTAGCTTTCGATCTAACCGCGCACCGCATAGCGAGCAGTTTCCCTCTTCGTCCGGTAATACTTTTTGATTGTACTTTGAGCAAATAAAATCGCCGTGCGCCTTGCCTTGCTCTTTATCAATCCAGTCCCGAACTTTCACAAAATCCAAGCCGTTAATGCCTTGCACCGGTGTTTTGTGAAGCGTAAAAATAACCCTTTTTAATGCTTCAAAAGTTTCGTTGTCCATTGTGTTTTTTTCCATTCTTCAGCTTTCAACAATCAGCACACAAGACGGAGAGGGCAGATTTTAGGTTATTTTTTAGAGTTGGCTACTTTTTAATTTGTACGCTTGATCGTGATCGTATTTTTTCGGGCAATATAGCGCGACTGATAGTTGGCAGATGGTATGAAAAATCATATCCATACCGCAACCGCCGACCGTTAAGCCGTCATAGCTTTTATGCCTTTTATAGTCCAAGACTTCGCCCATTCGATAACTTAGCCAAATCGGCTCGTTGTCGATGATAGTGCAAAAGTCAATTACTCGGCTCATACCTGAAGCGCTCACATGCCTCACAATGCCATAAACTTGGTAATTACCTTGCTCGAGCAAGTCTCGCAATTCGTTTTTGTAGTTTTCGATCTCTTCCGCTCTTTTGTTGTTCATTTGATTATTTTCCATTCTCAAGGCATGCGCCTTGTGCCTGCCCTCTTTGTTCTGTGTGTTGTTGTTGAGTTATAAAATATGATTGAGTATCTGAAGCCGGAGATTTTAACTATTTAATTATTTGCCTTTGCTCTATGCAAGTATGCGCGCCCCGATAGTCATTGAAGCATTTTGTTTCGATCTTTGTTTGTGGCTCACTGATCGCCCATAATACTATTATTATGCCGGCGATGATAAGCGCGTAAGCGATTATTTTTTTCACCTTTTTGCCCTCCTGTTTTTTGTTATGCTAGCTCTGCACTATCAAAGCAATAATTTTCGCTATTGTCTTGATCGTCTTCTGTCTCGCCCTCTTCCCATTTCTGCCGTGCTTCCTCGGGGCTGTTAGCTTCAACAATTGCGCTAGCTCTGCCGTCAAAGTAGTAGTTAACTCGATATTTTGCCATTGTGTTTTTTCCATTCTCAAGCATTGCGATTTATCGCATTTTTTCGTTGCTTGTCCGTTTATCCGGCTTCAAGTATTCAATCATATTTATTTATTAAAGTCCTGCTTTGCAGTCCTCACCGTCCGCGTTGCGTCCGTTCTGCTTTGCCCTACTATATAATAATGCAGTATTGCTCTGCTGTCAATAGCTTTAGTAGGTTAGAAAGCGATTGCAGTATTGCTTTGCTTGATTATTGGCTTCTGTATTGAGTATTTTATGCTTTTTTAGAGGTGCGAACTTGTGAGCTTTCCTTGATCGCTTACGATCTGAAAAGCCGGAAAGCTTAAAGCGTCCGGCGTTAGCCGTTATTTGTCCGGCGGTTACTTTCAGAATACCCCCCTCCGGTATCTCGTTATCACTAGCGAGCTTTTAAGCTCTTAAAGACTGGAAGCAATAAAACAATTAGCGCGTAGCGTAGCGATTTTGCAGTATCGCCGAAGGCGTGTCAAGTCAAGACACCCAACGATCTTGGAATTGCTTGATTTTTGCCGTTCTCTATCGGCTCGAGCTTAAAAAGCTTTGAAATAGCTCAAAATGTGTTGTAATATGTTATTTTTGTCAAGTGTTAAACCCCCCTCACGCTCAAGTTATGTCGTATAATGATTGTTATGCGACATTAGATTGACAAATAATGCACTTTATTGCCAAATAACCGATGGGGAAATTCCGAACTACAATATGGCCTAGAGTGTAAAACCAACAAAGGTAAAAACGACCGGCAATACTGCTATTTCTCGATAAGAAATTTACCTAAACAGGTAAGCGAAATTACCAATTCGGGTAAAAATCTTACACTCCGGTAAGGACAAGAATCCCGAGGAAATGGTGTTGATCCGAAGGATCTTAAGATCCGTATGTTCGGTCTGTTACGGCTGTAAGCCGCCACACACCCCCCTTACCCCCCTCTCTCCAAGTGGTATTCGGTAATGCTCTTCGGTTACGGAAGCTTAAGAGCTTTTTGTAACGACCGGTTTTTCCCTCCGGGTACGAATAGTCGCTCGTTATCACTCTTTCCGGCGAGCTTTTGGTAGCGTAGTGCTTACGGCCATGTCTCATTGGTTGGAAAGTAGTGTACGGATCCTTTTCAGCATAGGATCTTCCGTTTTTTTATTCCCTCCGTGCAAGGACGCTGGATTTCAGTCCGGCGGGCTTCACCCAGAAGGTATCCTCTCATTAAGCCATTCTTCCCTGAAGCGAGAGGCGGTATTCTAACCGTAGGCACTTCAGCATATTATGTTCTAGTTTTAGCCCCCTACATACACCCGGCCGGGGTCGCAATTAGCAGTAGGGGCGCTCAAACAAAAACACAACCAAAAAACCCACTAACATAAAGTTAGCAGGCCGTTTGGACAAGATTTACCTATCAATAAGAAAGGATTTATAACCACATTCAATTTACAGTATTGCGTTGTGTCTGTCAAATGTCGCATATAAACCCTCTCTTAAATTATTGATAAGCTTTCGCTTTTTTCTTGTGTCCTTATTCTAGCGCTGTCCGGCCAAATCGGTCAATTACTACCTTGTGGATAACTTTTCAACCGAGCATTTTGTTTGTGATAGGACTATAATAATTATTAAGGAGGTGTCCGCCATGACCGGTAAATATCGCAAGTGGCTGATGAAGATCCGCGCACGGCGCCAACGGCAAGTCCGTTAGCACTACTTTCCGGCGGAGGGGCGTAAAAACGAGAGCATAGCGTCTCGGCAACTACTCCCCTCCCTCCATTCAAGCAAATATGGGATAATTATATCGAGCGCACTTTTTAAGGAGGTATTTGCCGCCTCCGATGCTCCCAAGAGAGGTCTTGCCCGGCCTCTTTTGCGTTAGCAAGGGTACTTTTGCGTTTTGAAGGCAAATTTGCAGTATTTCACTCTTCCTTGAATTGTTTTATAATATAGTCAAATGATTTAAGGCAAAAAAGAAAAGCGAGGGCAAATATGGAGGCAGTTCAAGTTCTACCAAAAAAGAGGGGGCGTAAACCAAAGAAGCCAAAAGGCGTTGGTAAAGCCATAGTGGCTACTAAAACAGCGATTGAAGAGGCAAAAGAAATCTTTAGCAAGATGGGGGATCGCAATCGCGCTCTTTTTGTGTCTCTATCTTCAGGGGAAGATGAACTCGTTGCACTCTTGAAGGCCGGACACCGCCACGGCATTACTACAATCGCCAAAGTGGTCTATTTGAAGGAAGATGATCCCGAAACCGGCAAGCCGAAAGCTCTGCTTACAAAACACCTTTCTCTTGAGAATGTTTGCAACCTTGACGCGTTCTCTTATGAACGGCTCCTGCGTATCGCCAAGACTGAAGTTAAGCATATTGTTGGAAAAACCGATTACCACGACTTTGTTTGTGATATTACCGGTCTTTTTAAGCTTCTAGCGCCTGAACAGTTGGCCGTCTTGGCATCTATTTCCGGCAAACCTACGGCTAAGGATTCGGATCGAATCAAAGCCGCGACCGCCATTCTTGATCGGGCGAATTACAAAGGCCCGGGCGGTGATGGGGGTAAGGAATCTCCAATGCCGGTACAGGTAAATGTTGTCATCGGGGGGATTCCGAAGGCCGAGTTTAATCCTATTATTGATGTAACACCTTAAGGCGAAAATAATGATTAAACAGGAAGTCATCGAATTTGTACCATTTCCCGGACAGGATAAAATTTTCACGAGTAAAGCTCGGTTTATCTTTGCTTCCGCAGGTCAAAGAGGCGGCAAAACGAAGGCCGGTTGCTATTGGGCGAATATCAACATGAATATCAAAGGCACGACCGGTATGATCTGTGCCAATACTATCGACCAGTTAAATCAGTCAGTCCTAGACAAGTTTTTTAGCGAATTTCCTCAATTAAAAAGGTTTTGGATCAAACGCGACAAGATGTTGCAGTTGCCAAACGGCAACCGTGTCTATTTTCGCTCTCTTGATAATCCCGAGCTTATTCGAGGTCTTAATCTCCATTGGATTTGGGTAGATGAAATTGACGGCCAAAATATGAATACTTGGAAGATCCTCGAAGGCCGTACCTCCAACACCAAAGGCAGAATCCTCGGTACTTCCTCGATTTATCGCAGGTCGTTTGTGCATGAGATGTACAAAAAATTCAAAAAAGATCCTGATTACGAGTTCATTACTTGGCAGTCGGTGGCGAATCCTAGCTTCCCACCCGAAGAGTATGAGCGTTTGAAAAGGACTTGGGATCCGATTGATTTTGCTCGAGAATTTGGCGGCGAATTCTCGTTCGCTACCGGTCAGGTCTATCCTCTCCAAGAAGATCACTTCATTAATGAATTGCCGAAAACTTGGGAAGACAAAGACAAGAATATCCACGAATTTAAGATCGTTGAGTATGTTTATGGTTTGGACTACGGTTTGAATGATCCGAATGTTATCACGGTCAACGCTCTTGGCAATGACGGCTGTTGGTATATCGTTGATGAATACTACGAACCGGATATGTCGCCGGATCAGGTCAACCATTGGCTCAATCACTTCATTGATACTTACAAGAGGCGCCCTTATGCTACTTGCTACGATACGGCTTCCGGTATCGCGCGCAATGCGCTCACCAACGCTTGTAGGCCTACCGAGGGTATCAAGAATATCTTTGAGCGTGTTACCTTGATCCGAAACTTGATTTATCAGGGCCGGATCTATGTTCTTAAGAAATGTACCAACACCGTCCGGGAATTTGAAAATTACATGTATGATGAAAAGAATCCGAATGTTCCGGCTGATAAAAATAATCACTGTATGGATTCCTTCGGCTATGCTATCCGCACCACTTGGGATCAGATTAATCATAAAGCCAAACCACCGGAAAAAGAAGAAGAGCCAAACCAATTTTGGGAGCGCAAGAAAGAACTTTACAAACATTTGGAATCAGGTGATAATGATAATATAGGATTTAGTAGAGATATGGAGGCGGATTCATGGTCGGAATACTAATAGCTTTTATCCTCAATAATGTAGTTTGGGCTATTTTCGTTGTTTATTTGATCTCTCTTTTTCAAAACAAATCTCTGCCGAGATTACTTCCGAAGAAAAAACAGGCAGAAGACGATTCTGAATTTGAAGAAGCAAGCGATGACCAAATCTCTAGTCATTTATCGAACTTACAAGAAAAAATTGGCAAAAATATCAAGGAAAATATCATTAAAGACGAGTCTGCATTCGATGGCGAGGGCAATCGAGTGAATGTCGGCGAAGAAAAGGCGGTAGATTAATATGGCCGAAAAAGACATAAAGACAACCGATGAGACTATTGTTTCACCTCCTCAAGTCGAAGAAGCCAAACCGGCGGTCGAGACTATCCCCACTTCTTTGTCCACTACGGAACTTTTGACTTATGTAGAAACTCTCCAAAAAATTAGAAGTAAATTCGAGCCGAATTGGTATCGCGCTTATCACGCTTACGAGAATAATTGTTTTGTAGCGTGGTCTAGGGTAACTCAATCTCTTGTCAAAATTCCTTACCGGAAGCGCTTTTTTATCAATCTTCCCGAGGTCAAGAAGCAATGCGATTCTTTTGAGAATAATTTGCTTCAATTTATGCCGATGTTTGTGGTCTATCCCGATGAGATTGATAATGAGCAAGCAAGAGACGCTTCTCGCTATCTTTCAAAGTTACTTCGCAAACACTATATTGATTGGGATTCGAAAAACTTGGTACATAAGTTTTTGCACAATGCGATCAAATATCCTATCTCTTTTTGGGAGATCGGCGTTGAAAAGCGAATCAATCCGCTTACCAATAAAATGCAAAATGTCATTGTCCCGAGTGTCGGCGATGCTTTCGATTATTTATTTGATCCCCATATTCCTTTTACCGAGAATCCAATTATCGCTAAAAAGATAAAAAGAAGCTTAAAGGAAATTAAAGCTTACAAGGATTACAAAGCTCCGACAATTTCCGGCGGATTTCCTGATGATATGAAAGAAGCTATCTTCAATGATAAGTACGGCCTTCGCGGCGGTGTCGGCGATATGCAAACTCAATTCCTTTATCAGATCATGGAGAAATTACCTGAAGGGATCAAGGAAACAATTATGTCCACCGGCGGCGAAGTTCTCCGCACGAAGTTTTATCGAGGAGCGACCGAATATCCGGTTATCCCACTTTCTCTCTTTTCCAACGATGAGTACGCTCCTTCTTTCGCTGAAAATATGATTCCAATCAACCGATCAATCAATTTTATCGTCAATAGAATTGAGGAGTTTATTCAGAAGTTCGCAAAAGGCGCTTTCTTGGTCAGAGACGGCTCCGACATTATGTTTTCCGATGAAAACGGTGTCATTGTTAAGTATGAAGGCGAGAAGCCGGACGCTATGACGATGCCTCAACTTCCACCGGCGATTATTCAATGGCTCAATATGCTTTTCTCGATCGCCGAGAGATACGGTCAAAACGCTACTGCGCTTGGTCTTACTCCTAGAGGATCGCAGAATAGAACGGCCGAGCAGGGTAAAGACGCTATGGCCGGCGCCAAAATTAATCAAAAAACTCCGCTTGATAATATGATCCAAGCTTTCAAGAGAATCGCTGATATTACCATTTACTATCTTTCAGAATTCACTGATGAGCCAACTTCGTTTAGCTTCCGCGCTCAAGGAGAAGAATACACCGAACGCAAATTCATCGGTGAGAAATACAAAGCTAAAGATCCTAATGCCGTTGTTATCCCACATACGATCAAATCTATGGAGATTGAGATTGAAGATGTCAGCGCAAATTCCATCTACGCCAAACGACAAGAACTTCTCTCCATCGCCAAAGAGTGGGCGAACATTCCCCCGATCTTTCAAGAAGTTTTACTTGATCTTTATAAGGTTGGCAATACCGCCGATCTTATGGCCGCTCTTGAGAAAAACAAGACATTACTCGACAATCCTGAATTCCAAGCCATTATTTCTCAAATGCGCGCAGGTAATGTCAGCCCTGAAATTAAACAGGCATTCTCAATCTTCCTTAACTGGTTATCTCAACAGTCGCCTACGCCGAAAGCTGAAGACATGGGAGTTCAGACAAATCTACCGGCTGTTCAACAGGCAGATCAGGCCGCCGCAACTCCGGCACCTGCTCCTTCAGGCGAGATGACACCGGATCAAGTTCGGGCCAAAATGCGATCAATGATGGGCGGATCGAAAACTGCGAAACCTACAAAACCAAAGGCAATGGCAAAAAAATAAATTATAAATAATTTAACAAAGGGCAAAAATGTTGCTACACAAAACGGTTATCATTGAGAAAGAGGAATCGAAAAAAGAGGGGATCATTGATCCTACCAAGAAAAGTCAGGTCGGGATAGTCAAAGAAGTTGGTCTTGAAACCCAACAAGAGTGCGGTCATATTCACGAGGGCGATCGGGTCGTCTATTACGAAAATTCGTTGGTCGAGATAGAATTTGACGGCAAAAAAGAGTTCGTACTTGAATTCGATGATGTTATCAAGACTATCGAATAGCGTGCGCTTGACAAGCAATATAGCACATTAGATAATAAAATAAACATTGGGATAATCGTTTGGCAGAACCCGGGCAACCGGATAATCGCAAAGCAGAACCCCAGAAAGGGCTACAATGCCAGAAGAAAACAAACCCGAAGTCCCTGCTTCACCTACAACCTTAAAAGTTGGAGACAAGGAGTACACGGCGGAACAGATCGAACAATTAGAGAAGGCGAATGCCGAGAAGGACGAACAATACAAAAACCTTCAGAGCGACTACTCTAAAAAATCAGCTCGCTTATCCGAGCTTGAGAAGTCCGATCTTACAGAGAAAGCTGATAAGATCATTTCAGGAGAAATTTCTGCCTCCGAAATGACCGAGCAAGAAAAAGAGGATTTTGAGTACATGACGAAAAAGCTCAATCTAGTTCCTGAAAGTAAATTGGAACAGTTGCTAGCCAAAGTCAAAGAGGACGCTACCAAAGAGGTCGAAGAAAAGTTGACCAAAAAGGAAAAGCTCGCTCAAACCGAAAAGGAAATTGATACTCTTGCAAGTCAGCACACATTCATTGATAAAGAGAAGTTGAAAGAATACTTGTCCGAAAGAGCAAAAGGTGGAACTGTGCTTACGGTAGATGAGGCGGCAACGCTTCTGTACAAAGATCAGTTCATAGCCAACAATATCAAACCGGCTGATTTGCCGGGTGCCGAAAAAGGAAACAAAGGCACTATTGAAGAGCCGAAACCAAAAATTTTGCCTCTAGGATCTTCAGCAATGAGTGAGAGAATCGCAGAAAGATTAAATAAAGTAAATTAATTAATCTTCACAAAGAAAGTGAGTTACAATGAGCGATACACCTATTGATTTCACCCTGCTTGATGACATTTTGAACAAAGACATTATGCCATCAGTCAAAATGCAACTTCCGCAAAAGGCCCCAATGTGGCAGGTTTTTGGTGGTTTCAAAGCTGAACAAGATGGCGGCATGACCGAAAGTCGTGTCAATCCACCTCAAGTTCAGATGGAAACTTTTGCGAACAACAAAATTAACATCACTATCGAAAATGGCCGACCGGCTACTGACGGTATTGATGTCGGCGAGAAGTTTGGTTACGGGTCTGTTGATACAGATCAGGGGTATCTAACCTTCGTTACAGCCGTTGGTGCCTTCATAATCCCTAAAGCTGTTTTGAAAATGAAAAACAGTGGTGCTATTATCAACGCTCTTAACTTCAAGAACAAAAGCACGACCAACGCTTTGGCAATGTCCTTAAACAGACAGTGCTACGGTGATGCTACGGCTACTTTGGCTTATGTTGCCGCTTCCGGTAGCACGACCAAAACTGTTACTTTGAAGCCAAAAGCAACTGCCGCTTCTCTCTACAACGGAGATATTCCTTTGGCAGTCCGTTACTTCCGTGTTGGTCAAAAGATTAAGATTGGTGCTAATGCTATTACTACCGTTGCAACGATTGCCGGTGATAATTCCATTACTGTTGCCGATAATCAGGATCTCGTAGCTGACACAGCAGTTATCAAATACAATGCTTCCGATGCCGTAGCCGCCGAGCTTGATGGTCTTGGCAAAATTGTTGATGATACACTTGCTTACTTGAACATTGATCCTGCGACCGATGTTACTTGGAAGGCATACAAAAACACTAATAGCGATACGGCCAAAACCTACGCTAAAGGTGATTGGAATATCCCTTACCAAAAAGCTAATGTTACCGGTAAAGTTGATCTTATTGTCTGTAATATGTCAGAGTTCAACGCCTACGGTAATACTTTGACCGATATGGTCAGAGCGGCCGTTAAAGATGTTCTTTCCGGTGGTTGGAATGGTCTATCCTTCATGGGTGGTCAAGCCAATATCTTGATGGACGGTGATTGTCCTGATGATGAGGTTTTATTCCTATCCTCCGATGAACTCTTCAAAGCTGAACTTTATCCTTTAGAGTTCGAGCCGGGTACACTTGGTGGCGGTCAGAGAATTAAGCAACAGCTTGATTACGAAGTAGTTATGGATACCGCTTGCAATGTCGGTACATCTCTACGAAGCGCCTTCTCCAAGCTCACAAACAGAGTAGGTTAAAAATATGCACTCCATTAACGAATTAAGATTTCATAATCTCAATGCTGTTAGGGAGGTCGCCGAATCCAATCAAACGGAACGGCGAGGGGACAAACTGCCTCGGGGGTTTCAAACCCTCGGGGCGGTAGTCTCCGCGATCAACCGCAAGAAGATCACTGATCCAAAAAGGCAAAGACGCGAATTTGAAAAGATATCAAAAAATATTAAATAGAGAGGCAAGATGAAAGACACATTCAAAATAAAAGGAGATTTGCATATCAAGATTTTTAATTCTGAAGGTGAATTAAAAGATGAACGCAAAATTCATAATACGGTAAAGAATGCCGGATTATATGGTATTTTGGATCAGCTTCTTGCGTCCCCCTCTTTATCTAAAGTCAGTCACATGGCACTTGGTACCGGAACTCCGGGAGCGACTGTCCTTGGCGCCGAGATCGACCGTAACGCTTTAACCTCCAAAACGAGAAATAACGCTGTTGTCACATTGATTGGAGATTGGGCGGCCGGAGATGGTACAAATGCCGCTATCACCGAAGCTGGTCTATTTGACGCTTCTAGTGATGGTAACATGTGGTGTTCTACTTCTTTTGGTGCTATTGCTAAAGGAGCCGCAGATTCAATGGAGATTACTTGGACTCTTACTATCAGCTAATTGGGAGGGTTTCTAAATGGCCCAAGTTAGCGAAAATTTCTCGACTACTACTAAAAAAGATGGCGCTCATACAACCGCTTATTGGGACGATTTTCTAGGTCGTCTTACTTTAGTTGGAGGAGTTTCTAATACAGGTGGTTTTCATGGTGGATCAGTAATAAGTACAAACGAGACTGGTGGATCACATGTTCCGTGGACTAATCCCGGGTATTCTATCACGGAAGATGGAAATTTTGCGACAGTAACTTTGGCAACTAATCTTAATGGTGGAGTTTGGACTTCTGAATGGTTAAAAGCTACTAATTTTGGATTTAATATTCCTTATGGAGCGTCAATTACTGGAATAAAGGTAGAAATTAAAGCTAAAAGTGACCATTCAAGCGATTATTGGGCTGGTGTTCGCTTGGTTAAAAATGGTAGTATTTCGGCTTCTGGCAGAACCGGAGTTGACGGTGAATTGAATACAACTAATAGGTGGAATTCCCTTGGTGGTAATGGTGATTTATGGGGAGATACTTGGACTAGAGATGATATTAATAATGCTAATTTTGGTGTTGCATTTAGAAATTCAAATCAATCAATGACTGCTTATACGACTTACTCTGATGATGTAAAAATTACCGTTTATTATACTTATTATTATGCCGATAATAATGTCGCTCAATCTATTAATGTTGGTAGTACTTTCCAAAATATCCCAAGAGCTACTCTTTCAAAAGTTGATTATGTCCCGGGTGGTTTAAATATTGAATATTGTTTATCGAACGATGGCGGAGCGAATTTTTATACTGTTGTCCCTGATGTACAATATACTTTCCCGACCACCGGTAATGATCTAAGGTGGAAGATTATCATTCATGGAACATATGTCGATTCTCCGCCGTATGTCGATTCAATAATCATAGATTATGATGTTACTCCAATATCTTTATCAGTCTCAGACGAAATTTCATTGACTGAATATTGTGGAAAAAAACCCAATATCAATATTTCTGATTCTTTTTCAATCTCTGATGCGTTCTCTTATATTAAGGGTATCCTATTATTTGTTAACGAAACATTAACGATCACTGAAAATATATCAAAATCGTTATTATTATCTTTCGGTGATGTTGTCACCGTAATTGAAGGTATAGGTAAAAAAACTTCACAAATTTTTCAAGAATCTTTTTCGGTTGCAGATTCATCTTTTAGGTCAATCTGTAAAAATATTTTCGAGAATTTAACTATTGTTGAGACTATTTCGAAGAGAATATCAAAGAGTTTTGTTGATGCGATAACCACTATTGATTTATTCGTTTTCAAGTTGAGAGAAACGGGAAAAAACATGTTCATCGGTTTTTTTTCTGACAATCCCTCCGTCGATTCAGAGGAAAATAACAAGACAATATCATTCGAAGAGGAGGCGAATATTGCCGGATCGGGTGCAGACAGAGATTTAAATATTGGAAATGAAGAAGAAAAATTAGACATTTATGACCAATAGTTTTGTAAAAAAATAAATAATGGTAGAATATAGATAATTATTAATAAACATAGGGTCACAAAACCCTTTCCTATGGAGGTAAATAAAAATGAGCGTTATTTTAAGGCAAGACAATCAGGTACTAATTCCTTTGGTTAGCAAGTCGGCCGGGGCAAGTGTTATTTCTGCGGCGATTCAAGTTAATCTTTCTAGTGCTATCGTTCCAGTTATTAATATTAAATCAGTTTCCGGTTCGCCAACAAGTTACTCTCTAAAAGTTAAATTACAGGGATCGGTTAATAATGAGGATTGGGTTGACATAACCGGAGGTTCTTTCCCGGCCCAAACTGCTCTTGGGATTACTTCTCTTTCGATTAATATTCAAGGTTTTCAGTATATCCGATCGGTTTATACTCTTACCTTTGTCGGTGGTACCAACCCGGCGATGGTTTTTGATCTTAATATTGGTCTGTATCAATTTGGAAGTGCAAGTGAAAGTCATATCGGCGAAACCGGAGGTCGTACCGTTGTTTCTTCTGTTGAGATAACTCGTGCCACCCCTGACGCTACTGCTTATGCTGCAAATGATGCTGTTACTCCTGCTGCTGGCGGTTTAAGTGAAATTACTAATGTCGCTCGCATTGCTGGTGGTAGCGGTTATATTACACAAATAAGAGTTTCTACTAATAAAAAATCAATAACTCCAAGACTAAGGTTGCATTTTTTCAATGCTTCTAATCCGACAATTTCAGCCGACAATCTCCCTTGGCAAGATAAATACGCTGATGCTGCCAAAAGAGTTACCTATGTTGACCTGCCTGCAATGGTTACTGCTGCCGATACTACAAATTCAGATATGAGCCGAACAATGGACGCTACTGTTCGAGTACCTTTCAAATGTGCAGACGCAACGACTTCAATTTTTATTGCTATTGAAACCTTGGACGCTTTCACTCCTGACGCTGGTCAAAAATTCACAATCAAATTGAACACAGAATTAAACTAAGGAGCCTAAAATGCCAAATAGGTTAAGGTTCCGCAGAATTATTGACGGAATTTCTCAAACTAAAATTTACGGTGTTAGTTGGGACAAAAACTCTGGCACAGTTTTGACAAGGACTGGTGACGCTATCGGAATGGTCGCCAACGCAGGTGTTGGAAATACACCAGTTAGAAATGACTTTGATAATGCCGAGATTTATAAGGAAATAAAACAAGTTACCGATAGTTTTGGAAATGTGTTTATTCGCATTCCAAAGTTCTATATTAAAAAAACCGATGTAGTCGGAATTAAAAAGATAGAGATTTCTAAAAAACAATACTTTGGATTTTATTTGCCAATGTGTTTTTGGGATTTTGCAAATAGTCGTGAATTGCCCTACTTTGACATAGGTAAATATGTTGGGTCTTTGAGTGGGGATAATAAGCTTGAAAGCAAGGAGGATAAATATCCTTTAATCAGCAAAACTATTGTTGATTTTCGCACTTACGCCAGAGCATATGGAAACGCAGGCAACCTCTACAATGGTTATCAACAAATGGATATCCATACAACCGATTTATTACAATGCTTGTTTTTAGTTGAGTTTGCAAACTTAAATTCACAAGCAATAATGAATGGTTGGACAAGCGGACAATACACGGCAACGCACCTTGCCACTGTTGCAGAGAGCAACACCAACAGAATTATACTCGCCAACGCTAACGCCAATTTATATGCGGTTGGTCAACCTATAAGCATTGGAACTTCGCAGGGTGGAAATCAAATTTGTTATGGACGAACTATTACCTCTATTGATGTTTATGATGCAAGCAACAAGGCAATTACTTTTGACGGAACGACAGTCAATATTGCTGTTGGTAATTTTCTTTATAACACTGGTTGGAAGAGTGGATTTAGTTCAAATATCGTTGCTTCAAGCGGAAGTTTAACCAGCAATTCAGACGGTAAAAGTCCATTTATTTACAGGGGAATTGAAAACATTTACGGTAGCGTTTACCAATGGATTGACGGCTTAAATATCAATGAATATCAAGGTTGGGTTTGCAAGGACGCAAGCAATTATACATCCAATGTCTTTGCTAGTCCTTATGAACAACTTGGGTATGTTAATGCAAATTCAGACGGATATACCAAGCAAATGGGCTTTGGTTCAAATTTACAGTTTGCGGAATTGCCAGTAGTTTCAACAGGTGGAGCGTCAAATACCTATTATTCTGATTATTATTACAGAAACACAGGACAAAGGGTCGCTGGCTTCGGCGGTTGCTGGCGCAGCGGTGCGTCTGCGGGGCTGTTCTTCTGGGACTTGTATAGCACCTCGTCTAACGCGAATGTGGTCGTTGGCGGTCGGCTTCTTAAAAAAGCTCTTTAGAGAGGGTTTGGGAGATACCTCTCCCATATATAAAATTAACAATTAAATAACATAGGGATATGGAGTGCGTGGTCGCTCAATTCGGCGGTAACTGGAACAACGGTACGAATACGGGGCTGTTCTACTGGAACTTGAATAACACCTCGTCTAACACGAATGTGAACATTGGCGGTCAGACTCTTATTAGATTTATTATTAAAAACTTGCATTCCATATTCCTCACCCCTTGGTGAAAATTAAGCCGTTAAGAGCAGGGTTTAGTAGGTTTATTCTCGAAATACCTTGAGGCTAATAAGAAAGTAATTAATGAAACGAGTAGGCTTTATTTACGATAAAATTTGCGACATTGAAAATATCCGCAAGGCAATACACAAATCTTCAGCGGGAAAACGCAATAAGAAGTTCGTTAAAAAAGTTTTAGACAACATTGATTATTATTCCAAGGAAGTGCAAAAAATGCTTGTAAATAAGAGTTACAAGGCTTCGCCCTACACCATCAAAACAATACTTGACGGGGCGAACAAAAAAGAGCGGGTGATATTTAAGCCGAGATATTTCCCAGATCAGATAATACATTGGGCTTTAATGCTTCAACTTCACGATATTATTATGAGCGGAATGTATGAGTATAATTGTGGAAGTGTTCCAAATCGAGGCACAAGCCACGGACAGAAGATTTTAAGGCATTGGTTGGACACAGACCACCGAGGAACGAAATATTGCCTTAAAATGGACATTTCAAAGTTTTATAACTCTGTTGATAACGATATATTAAAGCAAATGTTCCGCAACAAAATAAAAGACCAAGATTGCATATATTTAATTGAGGAAATTATTAACAGTAACAAAGGGCTGCCGATTGGAAATTATACAAGTCAGTGGTTTTCGAACTTTTTTATGCAGGGACTTGACCACTTTATTAAGGAAGAATTAGGCATAAATTATTATATCCGTTATGTTGACGACTTGGTTATATTGGGAGGTAATAAGCGAAAACTCCACAAAGCAAGAAAAGAAATTGAAAAATATCTTGCGAGAATAAAATTAAAAATGAAAGACAACTGGCAAATTTCACCAGTTAAAGACAGAGCGATTGATTTTTTAGGATTACGGTTTTTCAAAAATAAGACGATACTGCGAAAAAGAAATTGTTTGAGAGTCAAACGCCGTATGGTAAAAATCAATAGAAAAAACGAAGCCAGTCGCAAAGACGCTTGTGCGGTAATATCATATTGGGGTTGGATAAAACGGAGTAATAGTTACAAATTTTACAATAAATATATTAAAGAAATATTAAATATTAATTTAGCAAAAAAGATTGTGAGTAATTATGCAAAAGGAACTTTACGGACTCATATTTAACGGAATTTTAGAAACAAGCGAATACCAGCTTTATAATTATAAGCCGGTTGTTTATGCTGAAATACCAGTATTCGACCAATCAACCGAATTTGTGGTGCAGTCAGAGCCGATTGACAGGGGTGATGATATTTTTGTCGGAATTGAAATAAGGACGATGCAGGTTGATAGTTCTACAGATTTTGAAGTGATATAATAAATTTAATAATGAAGGACTAACATGATAAAGCCAATTACAATGTCCCACCCCGATCTATCGAATAATATCGAGACTTTCTTAAAGTCCGATTATTCTTCCGGTGTTAATTTGGTAGTGGCTAACTCTGCCGGATTCAACGCCAATGACTTTGTAATTCTTGGCCGTCCCGGACTTGAGCAAGCGGAAATAGTCAAAATTAATGCTATCCCGAATGCTACCGGATTGACGCTCAATGCGAGTGGAAGTTTCACTCACGCTTCCGATACGAGCGTAGTTCACATTCCTTACGATAAATTCAGAATTTACCGATCCGTTCTTGGAGTTGGCGGTACTTACACCCTCTTAGTAGAGGCCTCTTTGCAGATAGATCAGATCAAAAATGTTTATCGCGATGCCGCTTCAGCCAGTCCTTATTCTTATAAATACTGTTTCTACAATTCCGTTACTGGCCTTGAAAGCTCTTTCTCTGATGAGTTGGCCTTCGATGGTTATCCCGAATGGTCGCTCAAGGCCATGCAGGACGCTATCTTGGGGGATTTCGGCGATACTAATGAGAAGTTTATCAAACGAGCCGATATTACTCGTTGGCTCAATTATTTCAATCTTGAAGTTCAAACTCTTTTAATGGGCGGTGAATCACCTTATTTCGTTGATTATCACGATATTACCTCCACAGGAGCCGATAATTACGACCTCGATACTTATGAGATCCTCGGGGTATTTATGGTTGAATTATCTCGCGATGGCGGCGTTACCTTCGGTGAGCCAATCACTCCAAAAGATTTTCGTTTCCGAGACGAATCGGGCGATATTACTGAATACGATTACCGCATGGCCGGAAACAAAATCTACTTTACTTCGAATATCATTCCGGCCGGTTATATTATGAGAATTTGGTACACGACCAACCCTATTGCTTTGGTCAATCCAACCGACACACTTTTGAATCCTTTAATTCCTATGCTTGGATATTTCCACGATTACGGCATGTCTCGGGCTAATGAGAAAGATCGAAAACCTGAATTAAATTATGCTATTGACGCTCGAATCAGACGAGCAAAAGAAGACGGCGGATTACTCTATAAATTGCGTAAGCGAATTAAACAGGGGAATATGCCGATTGCCTCGAGCGCTAGTCGCGGATTTGAGGGGTATTAATGCAATCAGCCGGACAAAACTTTTATAATCATGGAGGGATTAATCGCGATGTTAATCCTTTTATGGCGCAAGCTTCCGATTTGCTTGAAAGCACTAATTTTTATTCTCGATTATTTGGCTCAAAGAAAGTCCGTTTCGGCTATGCCAAACTTCTCGATACGATTGATAGTCAACCGATCAGAAATTTGATTTATTACGATCTCGGAACCGGCAAGAAGGGAATTCTCCGTGTTTCCAATAAAAATGTTTATAAATACGATTTCACCGGTAATACTTGGGGATCTCCGATTAAAACATTTACGGTCGATGTCAAGATTCCTTCGGCTGTTTTGTTGGGTACTGCGATGGAGTTTCACCTTGGTAATGCAACCGATGGTTACTTTACTTGGGACGGCACGACCTTCAAAAGACAGTACGGCCTCTCTACCCCTAGTCCTTCAGCGATGACGGCTTGGAATTCTCGCATTTTTACCGATGTGAATAAGCTACTGCTCGCAGAATCGGCGATCAGTTTTGATCTTAATGGTTACAGCATCACCGGTACGGTTACTTTGACCAATAATGACGCGACTGTTACCGGTAGCGGCACTCTATTCACCACAGAATTGACTACCGCGATGTCTCTCTTGGTTGAAGGCATTGTTTATCGTATTTCCTCGATTACTAGCGATACCGCGTTAGAATTGACTGCGGTTTACACCGGATCAACTATTACCGGAAAAACAGCCAAAACTTCTTATTCGGCCGATCCTTTTTATCTCAATTCCAACGATCCGGCCGGCGGCGGTACTACTCCAATGACAGCCGGAAAAGACGGTCAGATTAATTTTATGACAAGTTCAGTCGATCGTGTGAATGTTTATAAACAATTCGGCGCATATAAATTTAACGGTCAATCATTTTTCCGAATGCCTTATCGCGGCAATATCCTCTCGGTTTGTACGACCAAAGACGATGTTGATTATGTCTTGGCTACAAACGGAATTTTCCGCAATACCGGTACTCAAATGGTGCCGGCCGATATGGGTGTTTCTACAATTATTGAAGACACTATCAAGGCGCACGGTATCGCAAATCCTTGTTCTTTTTCTCTCGGCAATTATACGATCTTTTTCATCGGTACAATCCGATTAGGTCGAGGCAACCGCGCGAAGGATATTGTAAATGGTTGCTTGGTTCATCACGAGAAATTCGATCAATGGGATATTTGGAGCTTGGCTAATGCGATGACCACTTTCGGTAGTTATATCGATCCTTCTACCAATGAAGAGATATTGGTTTCGGGCGATAGCGCCGGAAATGTTTATCGTTGGGGCGAAGAGTATTCAAGCGACAACGGAGTAGCAATCGCTTTCCATTTGAGAACTCACTACAATAATTTCGGTGATCCATATAAAGAGAAAAGCCCTGATCGCTACGCTTTGGCTCTCGATGACGGTGATGGCGCAATCGTTCAAGTCGCTCTCGACTATCAAGATGATTACGCCGGAAAAGAGCAAACGAATGCCCCCGGCTTTTTGACCAAAGAAAACTTTAACGAACAGATAAGAGATTTTCAGGCGATGTCAGTTCAGATTATGGGATCTACTTCGACAAACCGGCCTGAATTCCACGGTTACTCGATTGGCTTCAAGGATATGGACGATCGGCCGATTGATAGTAAAGATCAACGGAGGCAATAATGCTCCAAGATTGGACTAATTTTTTACCTCGAAGCGGCTCCAAACTAGATCTACCTTCTTTGCCGGAAGGTAGTTTAGCATTGGACGCGAGCATCGAGCAGAATGGCCTCGGCGCAACTGCGCTCTATGGCAATTTTAATTCCATGTTGGGAATCGGGCAATCAAACGGCGGTGGTTTTATCCGCATAGATAGCCCGAACAAGAGAATTATTATTAACGATGGGGTGAATGATAGGATTATCATTGGCTATTTAGGATAGGAGTAAAAAAAAGATGGGCGAATTTGGCATTATTGCTTCGCAACCGGGATATGATGCAAAGAGTTGTCCCGACAATAAATTACTCTTCTCCACCAAACACAGAACCTTAAAAATTTTAAGAGAGGGGTGGGGATCTTTCGATATAGTCGTTGATTTCATTGATGCTTTCGAGATTGGCGGTAAATTTGAGATCGAAATTACCCATAATCTTGGTTTCTTCCCGATGTTCTTCCTTTATGTCGAAGTCAGGCCCGGAGTTTTCGAACACGCTTATTATTCGCATATTAGCAAGACAAAACTTACGGCTACCCTGTTTTCGGATCTGGCCGATCATGTCGGAACTTTTCCTACGCGCTACCATTACTTTATCTTCGATGTGGATCTTGAAAAGACCTTTGAAGATGTTACCGGTGATCCGTATGTGCCGAAATACTCTCTCGAGAAGCAGTACGGAATTATGGTTTCGGAGCAAGGAAAAGATGTAAAAACGGTTTTGCCGAATTTCACTTCTTTGTCTTCCAACGGCCAATCGCTTGCCATTCATAAGCAAGGGAATGTCCTTACTTCAGATGATGATGGAATCACGCCGAATACCTACACGGTGGCTCACCATTTGCCCTATGCGCCGGAAACTTACCTTTATACTAAAAACTGGGCTTGGGGAACTGATGAATACCACTTTGTAGATCCAAGCAGTCAGCATTACTCGCACGATGGCGCGGAACCGAGCGTAAATTATTTGGAATATCGAGTGAATGGCACGAATTTAGTATTTAATGGCTCTGCCGCCGGAATTGCGGCTTATATCATGCTTAAGGACGCTATCAACGAAGTTTAATATGACAGATAAATATAAATTAAAAATTAGTAAGGACGCCGAAGATACTTCCAGTACCGATGTTTTTGATAGTGTGATCGACACGGATTTCAAAACTTTTATGAATAAATTGTCGGGGACAGTTGATTACACTTTTTCCACTTCACCGTCTGATGTTTGCGAGATCCTTCTTGCAACTATCCATCATGGGCTTGGCTATATTCCCCAAGCAACCGTAAAATTCTCGATAGATAATGTCGCGTGGTCAATTCTGCCCTACCTCTTCTACTACACTCAAGATCAGATGTGTCCGGGTTGTGTCGATGCTTGTGTGGCCGCTTGGAATACTTGCACCGCCAACGCCGATAACGCTTACAACGCTTGTGTCGATAACGCTTTTGCTCTCTATTCTAGTTGCCTTGACGCTTATCCTTATGTTTATCCTGACCGTTGGGACGAATGGGTAGCCGGTTGTGATGCCGCCTTATGGCCGAGACTTGATGCGTGTGATGCTAACTGGAACGCCGCTTATCAAACTTGTGTTGATAATGATGGCACTTGCCACTATCTTTGCGGAGATTACCCGATGAGCATGGAGCGAAGAGCGATTGTCCAGTATGGCGTTAAGGCAATCACCGATGACCAAGATCTCAAGATTTATTTTCAGATTACCGGCCACCCTGCCCCTTCTTGTGGTTATCCGGCCGGAACTTTCCTCAATATGGTCGGCCGAGCGTTTCATTTCAAATATGATATTGGTTTTTCAGAATTAAAAATGGAAGGAGAGCAAAATGCCGGAGTTGGCACAGGGCGCTAGATTTTCAAAAGATGAACAAGAGATAGTCGATTCTCTCGATGAATTAAAGATTTTGCGCAATCAAGATGAGCGAAGAGCAAAGATAAAATTGGTCGAAGAAAAAGTCAAAAAAATGAAGATGCAAGGTAAGCCGTTGCACAATATGGCTTCATTTTTCCGAGATAGAGCCGACAAGGCGCGAGCATCTTTGAAGTCGGCCGGAAAAGAAATTACCAAGTGTTGTGGAGAATAAGCGAAGCTTATTAGCATAAAAAACAAATAATGATATAATTTAATCAAATAGAAGTGAGGGATTTATGCCTGAATATATTGTACAAAAAGGCGACACGCTGTCAGGGATTGCTCAAAAGGTCGGTTTGGGATCAAACTGGCAAGCTTTGGGTTATGGCGGCGATCCGAGAACTCTACAAATCGGCACTAAATTAGCTTGGGGTGCGCCTGCTCCTGAAAATAATGCTCCGGCCCCCACTCCTGTCGCTCCTACCGGCAATGTTCTCGAGCCGTACATTGACGCGGCTACCAAACAAGTTTCTCCCGGCTATGATGCCGCCGAAACTGCTACTCAAGCAGCCGCCGATAAAACCAAAGATACTTATGGCAAGTTGGCCGATCAGCAATTAGCTAGAGAGCCACTTGTCCGTCAAACTTATGCGAATCTTTCAAAGGAATTCGGAGCTAGCCAAATTCGGGAAACTAATGTAGCTTCTCGGATCGGTGAGCAAAATATCGGAGGCGCGCGCGCGAATGTAGCGGCTTCCGGTGTTGAGGCCGGTCAAGGCGCTTTTGCCGCTCCGATTACCGCACAGCAAGATAAATTGATAAATGATGTTGCTTCGATCGCCGATAAATATAATCTAAAGCAAGAGACTTTGACTTCCGAGATGAACAGTTCTATTCAGGATCTCTACGACAAGGCCGATCAATATCGGATTACCGGCGATACCGAGTACTCCAAAGCTATGGTTGATATTGCCAAGCTTAAAATTGATGAGAAGAAGGATATTCTGTCTCTCGCTCAACAGATGTTTGGTGATGATGAAGAGGTTAAAAAATTCAAATATCAGGTTGAACAGGATCAAAAACAATATGATCTCGAGGTTAGGAAATTCAACGAATCTATCCGTCAATTTAATGTTTCTCAAGCTAATTCTAAGTCAGATGCCGGTGCCAAAGAGGCCGCTTCTGCCGCCAAGAATTATAAGTATGAACCTCAAAAGAATGCAGACGGTGATATTACCGGCTTTGATTTCTACGATGATAGAGGAGTGCCTACCGCTCCATTTGAGTATTTCGCGGCCAAAGGTAACGGTGTGATTGATATTAACGACATGAAAAAAGT